ATGTCGACCTCGCCACTCACCAATCTGTCGCCGTCGGTCCGTCGGCTCTTGGTAGTGGGATGCATCGTACTGATCGTCGTTTTCAGCTCCGGCACGCTGTGGTCGGCGACGGCCTGGATTCTTGACGGCGCCGATGCTGAGGCGTACTTCCCGGGACGAGGCGGAAACACCTCCGTCGACGCGTGGAAGACCACCCTGCTCTACGGCGCGCTGGCAGGGTTCTCGTGTTGGGGCCTGCGCGGACTGCTCAAAAGTCGCAACGCTCAGTAGTCGGCTGTTGAACCGAACCGCCCCCAGTTGAGGCTGGAAAGCGTCGGGCTCAACAGAGCTGAAGTGTCTCATCGACAGTGAGAACTCACCGAGGGGCTGACGGGAATCGAACCCGCGCTATCTGCTTGGGAAGCAGAAGTTCGGCTTTGGTCTATTCCGTAGTGTTGATTAATGCGTCTGACCAGGTCATTCCGCCACACAGACATGCTCATCAACGCGGGTCAACGCGCCCCAAAATGGCGGGTAAGTAGCGGTTCTGCGGGAGGGGCCGAGGCCTCCTCGTTGGGGCGATCGCTTCGTCCGGCCTGCTTGCGCTATCGCTAGCGTAACGCTATGCTTGACTTGTGACAGGGAAAGGAGGTAGACAAGATGCATAAGGATCTTAAGAAGATCGTGAAGGCCCTCGAAGCACAGGGCTTTGAGACGGCGGTAACGAGGCGCGGGCACCTGCTCGTCATTCGCGACGGCCGCGTCGTCACGACCTTCAGCGGAACCCCCGGCGACGGGCGGTCCTGGAAGAACGCGCTGAGCTATGCAAAGCGCGCCGGGTTCGACTGGCCGCCGAGGCGGTAACCGCAAAGGGTCCGGAGGTAGACGAAGTACCTCCGGACCCGGATCCTCAGCATAGAACGGAGACATGATGCAGCACTACACGGCCGAAGCGGAAGTCGCCCGCACCGGCGAGCTCACCCACGACCAGATCGACCTGGCGATGGACCACCTCGCCGACCACGCCCCGTCGCTGTCGGTGACGTCGCGCGGGCACCACGCCGCCCGTATTACCTTCGCTGCCGATAGCATCGGCCAGGCCGCCCGCACCGCGGCGCTCGTGGTCGAGCACGCCCTCGCGAGCACCGTGATCCGCGTGGACGTCATGACCGAGGCGGAGGCAGACTTGCGTGACGGCGCAGTCGACGTCCCCGAGCTGCTCGGCGTCACCGAGGCCGCCCGGCTCCTCGGTGTCAGCGTGCAGCGCGTTCGCCAGATGATCGCCGAGGGCAAGATCGCCGCACACCGCATCGGCGAGCGTTCCTACGCCCTCACCCGCTCCGAGGTCGAGGCAAAGGCAGCGGCCTAGCCGGAAACGACGAAAGCGCCCCGGCACCCTCCCATCACAGGAGAGCGCCGGGGCGCATTTCGTGCACAGCCCGCCAGGGTCAGCGGGTCGTCTGGTACTCCTCGGGCACGCCCTTGGAGATGATGTCGAGCGCAGACGCGGCACCCGCCAGCGCAGCCGATACGAGCGCGCCACCGGCCGCGAGGCCGATGCCGAGGAGCGCGTCCCCGGTCGTCGGAATCGCGATCGCGCCGAGCGGGATCACACTCGAGAGCGCCTGCGTAGCAGTTCGAACGAAGCCACGCTTCGCGGCGAGCCGCACGTCCGCCGGGACGACCTTTGCGCGGCTCACGGCGTGAGCCCCTGCAGTCGTGCGATTCGGCGCTCGACGGTCCAGAGGCCGCCGGAACCGAAGTTGTTCGACGAGGCGTTGCGGATCATGCCGTCGCTTCCGCGGTACGCGACATGCATGGGGACGCCCATCGCGGTACCGATGTTTTCCACCGTGTAGCCGTTGTTACCCTCCATGTAGGGCACGCCCGCCTGGCGGAGGTTGCCAACCGTATTCGAGCTGGTGATGTGCCGGATGTACTGGTTGCCGATGAGGTAGTAGTGGCCGAGGGCCTTGTCCTTGACGAGGTACATGTCGTCTCCGTTCTCTGTGGTGGGGTTGGGTGCGCCACCCGCGAGGCGCTCGCGGATGAACGGGATGGGGTCGATCGCGGTGTTCGACATGTCGTGCGTGCCGAGCTGGATCTCCAGGTGCAGGTGCGCGCCGTAGACGCCGTCGGCAAAGCCGGATCCGTTGGAGTTCGAGCCGCTCGTACCGACCGTGCCGACGTAGTCGCCCCGCTTGATCGGGGCCCCTTCGCCGCCGTAGTACTGCGGCCGGTAGGACACGAACGAGCCGTTCTCGTACCGGCCCTCCGTGTCCTGGTGAACCGCGTTCAGGTGGAAGTAGCGCGAGATGAAGCCGTCGTGCTGGATCCACACCTGACGCCCTCCCGCGGCCCAGCCGGGGGGAACATCGAGGTCGCCGTTGTCCATGTACGGCGGACGGAAGAACACGCGGCCGTCGGCCACCGCACGGACGTTCCAGCCGATTCCCGGCGCGAAGTCGTACCCCCGGTGGATGCGGCCGTTGCGCGGTGCTCCGTACAGGCCGCCCGCGTCGACCGCGGGGTACGGGATCTCATTGCGATAGGCCGATTCGGGGTCGTCGGCGTACGCGACCGGCCACTGCATATCTACAGCCATTTCTGGCTCCTCTCATCTGGGTAGGTCGTCGGGCCACTCCGGCGGCGGCGGGGGCTTGCCGTCCCAGATATGGCTTCGGTGCTTGTACAGCAGGTCGCGGTAGCGGTCGGCGCGGTCGACGAGGATGCCGTTGCGCTCCTCCATCGACGTCAGCCGTCGCTCGGTCTCCGTGATGCGCGCCTCCTGCGCGGTGCGGTGGCCGCCAAGCTCCTCCTGGAGCTGATCGGCGAACTGGTTCGCGGCGTCCACCTGGGCGGCGAGCGCTTTCACCTCCGTCTCGCGGCGCTTCGCCTGCGAGGCGATCCAGGCCCCCGCAATGCCGCTGATTGCTGTGAGCACGACGCCTGCGAGCGCGATCACGGGTGGTGGCGTTCGCAGCAGCAGGTCGATCACGTGGCTGCCTCCGCCCCGGCCGCGCGCCGCGGCGCGCGGCCGACCGGTGTTATTGCGGTCTGCTCGATGGTGGGTGCCCGCGTTTGCACGGCGGTTCCTCCTTCGGGGTCGGCGCAGGACGCCCGGCGCTGTGGCCGGGCGTTCATGCGTTCAGTCGTTTCGTTTCGGGCGGGAGGAGCCCGCCTTGCATGAGGTCCCACAGCCGGACGTCCTCCTGCCCGAGGGACCACATCGCGATGCCCGCGAAGCCGTAGTCGAATGCGGCAACCGCGCGCCAGTGCAGGACGCCCTGCGGGTCGTGTACGTAGATGATCCGCGCGTAGTCGGCGTCACAGGCGACGAGGCGGCCGACCCACACGTCGTGGTCGCGCGGCACGATCGTCACCGTGTGGGCGACGTCGGCGGCCAGCGGCGACGGGTTCCAATGGTGGAGCGCCCAGTCGCGGGAGATCGACGCGTCGCGTGTCTCGTGCTCGTCGACGTCCGCGTCGGGCCGGAACTGCGAGTTCTCGTCGCGCCAGGTGACGCCGGTACGGGCGATGCCGCCAAGTTCCATCTCCTCAGCGATACCCGGCGCTTCGATCTGGACGGTGACGCGCTCGCGTGGCATGTACCACCAGCCGTCGCCGAGGTAGAGGTGGTCGAGCCACATCTCCGCGCCGAGGCCGGTCCGGAACGACGTCGCCTCGCCCGGGGCCGCCTGACCCGATGCCGAGAGCATCGTCGGGATTCGCCCTTCCTCGGTGAGCCCGAAGTAGGCGCGTGCAGAGTTCTCGCGCACTCGCAGCGCGAGGACGAAGCGTTGCTCCTGTGGCGCAGCGCCCGCCTCGCGAGGCGTCACATACGCGGACGCCTCAACCGTTCCGGAGCGGACCAGCTCGAGCAGACCCGTCACGTTGCTGTAGCGCACCGCCCAGCCCTGGGAGTAGATCGAAAAGCGGCCATCGGAGGCGAACTGCCCGCGTGCCTGCACGTACAGCGGCTGCTCGCCGAAGTCGTTGTCGTAGGTCAGCACGCCCGAACCGCGCCACTGGCGGTACGAACGGAGCGCGTCGACGATCTCCCACTCGCCCTCGCGGACGTAAGCCGTCTCGGACGTGATGTAGTCGTCGAGGATCGTCGCGGCGACCGGGTCGCGCTGCAGCAGGTCGAGGGTGAACCCGAACCCCGTCGACGGCTCGACGAGTTCACCGCTCTCGGAGACGACACGGCGGGGCTCGATCGTGTACACCGCGTGCTCGTCGGTGGCCCGGTTGTCGACAACGTCCCACCGCGGCTCCGCCACCGGCTGCCCATAGCGGGTCGTGTAGTGGCGGCCGTCGAAGGTCTCCGACACGACGCCGAGTGACGAATCGAACATCGACGGTTCGAGCCAATCGTAAACGTCGGTGTACCCCCAGAGGGACTGGCTGTCCTCATCGCGGTAGACCACCCAGCCGATGCGCTCGTGCGAGCCGTCGCCGTGCGGAGCCCCCTGGGTGCCGTCGCCGGTACGGAAGCCCGTGAAGTGCTGCCACGCGGCGTAATACGTTCCCGAGTCACCGCGCCAGCCCGACTCGTTATCCGGGTAGGCATGGATGGTCCAGAAGTAGGCGTAGAGCGGCACCCCGAGGCTGACCTTCGCCGGGTCGACCTGCGATGCCACCCAGCCAGCGACATCGCGCACCCAGAAGCCGGGCGCGATCGGGCCGGGCGCGGACCCCATCCATGCGAAGTCGTACGTCATGATCTCGACGTGGTCGACGATCGCGCCGAGCTCGGCGTACCGCACCCAGTCCTCGCCGCCGACCGAACCGGACGCCGTCAGCGGCGGGAGCGCGCACGCGGCCTTGCGGCCGAGCAGGTGAGCGCGGTCGGCGACGGCCTGGTAGATCGCCTCCGACTGCGCCGGGTCACCGTCGCCGCCCTGCTCGAGGTCGATGTCGACGCCGTGCAGCCACGGATACGCAGTGAACACGTCCTCGACGGCGTCGGCGAGCGCAGCGCGAGCGGTCGCGGATCCGCGCAGCGCATCGAAGATCTCCCGCGGTGCCTCATCCGGGTTGTCCATGTTCCGGAACGCCGCCCACCAGCGGATGTGCGGCCAGCGCTCCCGGTAGCCGTCCAGCACGGCCGGGTCGAGCGTTTCCGCCAGCGATCCGTCGGTGGACACGTACCAGCCGAAGATGCTCACGTCCGTGAGGCGGTCGCCGTAGTGGGTGAGCACCATGTCGATCCGGTCGGAGATACCGAGGTGGCCCACCCAGCACCACACGTCTTCGTTCGCCACGGGTGGGCTCCTCTCAGCCGGGCGCGTCGGAGTCGTCCTCGGCGCGGTCTTCCCACTCGGCCCGGAGGAACGCGCGTCCCCCGGTCGAGCGAATGTCGGTGTGAAGGTCAGAGCGGGCCGAGATGACCGGCACGCGGCCCCAGCCCCTTGTCGCGGTGAACGTGCGGCCATCGGCGACCGCCCGCGCGCCGTTCAGAGTGCCGAACCGGTACGAGCCAACGCGCACCTCGCCGCGGCCGCGCTCCACGGCGATCCGCGTCGGCGTCGCGTTATCGATGTTGGCGAGCAGCACCACGCCGGTGCCGTCGTGGATGACGCCGTTACGGTAGGTCGTCTTGCCCGTCGGCGTGCCCGCCTCGGCCGGGTTCGGGACAGGCCCAGATGGAGTCTCCCCGGCCTGCAGCTGCACGTCGGTGATCGCCACCTCGGCACCGTCCGGCAGGTCGACCGCTTGGATGCGGAGGGCGACCCGCCGGACGGCGCGACGCGGCGTGTAGTAGTTCGCGCGCAGCCTCATGAGCCGACCGTCCCCGGTGCCCACGGCAGCTCCGACACGTGCGGAAGCCACCCCGACGCCGCCCCGCCGGGCTGCAGCATAAGGTCGGTGACCGTCGCCTCCGACGAGTCGGCCCCGTTCGGGATCTCGATGCGGATCCGGACCCGCGCGATACGTCCGGCACCGGGACGGAAACTCGCCTGCATCAGCTCAACTCCAGCTCGATCGTCTCCTCGCTCCCGTCGTCGTATTCCACGACGGCGATCGCCCGCACGTCGGGCACCCAGCCCTGCGGGCCGGACGACGTGATGTCGAACGAGAGCGTGTACGCGTCCCGGTTGTCCGGGCTCACCGTCTGCTCGATCCACCGCTCGCCGGTGCCGGTGAACAGCGCCGAGTAGTCGCCCGTGCCTTGCCCGTTCTCCACGACGGAGACGCCCTGCCGTGCCCAGTGGTTGAGCCCGTTGTCGAAGCGCCCGTTGAGGAGCAGGTTGAACGGCACGAGGTCGAACGTTGATGCCTGCGACCCGGTCGAGAGGTTCTCGTCCTCGTCGCTGCTCGAGGAACCGAGCTCGCGGAGCTTGCCGGAGAGGGTGATCGTCGTACGGTCGGGCCGGACGATGTCCCGCTCGACCTTCACGATGCGCTGCGCCTCGCGGATGCCCAGTTCGTCGTCGACGACGGTCACGGTGTCCCCGACGTCGAACCGGTCGACTTCCTGGCCGGTCCGGTACGAGAGGTCGGCGACGGTGAACTCGTACGAGTAGGACGGCTTCGACCGGTTCGCGAGGGTCGCGTTGACCATCGAGAGCATCCGGTAGGGCGAAGTGCCCGCCGCGAAGTTGTAAGTCGCCTCGCGCACCTCGTCCGTGTACGTGAAGTCCTCCACGTACGCGCGCCCGCCGTTCACCGCGGCGATCGTGACGCCGTCCGCGTTGCGTGCGTAGATGCGGGTCACAAGCGACGTTGTGTCGACCACGCGCTGCGACTCGGTCAGCCCGCGCCCGTACAGGAAGGACACGCCCGCGTCGGCCCCGGAGCGCACGAGCAGCGACACCGTCTTCGCCTGGTTGTTGAACACGAGGTCGCCGCCGTGGTTCGACTGGATCGTGCGCAGCATCTCCAGCGGCGTCGCACGGTCCTCGATCGTGTAGGTGCGGCGCGTCGAGACGTTGACCGTCGCGACGTCCCATCCCGTGCCCGCCAGAGCATCCGCGAGTGCGTCACCAGGCAGCGTCTGCCGGTACTCCCGCTCGCTGATCTGCCCCGCGTACGCGAGGTCGTAGAACGCCGCCTCACAGTAGACCTCCATCACAGGAGCGCCCTGCTTGCGGCCGGTCGTGACGCGGCGCACCCGGTAGGGCTCGCCGACGAACTCGACCGGCTGCTCGTTCCGGATCGCGCCCGCATGGCGGTGCTTCACCGGGACGGAGAACTCGAACGTCTGCTCGCCGTTCACCTCGCGGATGTCGACCGCGCTCAGCGCGTCGATGATCGCAGCCGCGTCCCCGTCGTCACCGATGATGATCGGCGACCGCGAGTACGCGGGAATGTCTCGGTCGGGCGCATCCGGCACCGTCACGGCGACGGGGATCGTCGCGCTGTCCGACTGCCCGAAGGAGTCGGTCACGGTCACCGCAACGCCCGCCGACCCTGCGTCGAAGCCCGCGCCGATCGTGAGCGTGGACCCCTCGAGCATGACGTTGATGACGCCGTCGGGGTCGTCCTCCTCGGCGCTCCACGTGAGCGCGCCCGTGCCCGTCGCGGTGAGGTCGATTACCTCCGCTGCGCCCGCGTCGAGCGCGACGGACGACGGCACATCGATCACGGGAGGATCGGGAACGATGCCCGCCACCGTGACCGAGAACGCCTGCGATGCGTCCTGGCCGTCGTCGTCTGTCGCCGTGGCCGTCACGACGGCCTCGCCCACGGTGAGACCGCGGAGCGTGAGCGTCGCCCCCTCCACGGCGACCGATGCCACCGAGGGATCCGTCGACACGGCCGAGAACGTGATCGGGGCGATGCCTCCGGTTGCGTCCAGGCCGACAGTGACGGTGTCGCCCTCGTCGACGTGCTGGTCATCGATCGCGGCGAGAGCGAGCGGATCGGCCTCGGGGATCTCGAACTCGATGCCGTCGAACGCACCCGCCCCGCTGCGCGAGTACACATAGAAGCGGACGAGACCGTCGAACTCCTCGGGGAGGTTGTTCTCCGAGGCCGTCGACGAGTCGTCCCACGTCGCCCCGCCATCGGTCGACGTTTCCGGCCGCACGGTGTGCCCCGCTCCAGGCGACAGCGGGTAGCTCGGCTTCCGCTGCCAACGCAGACGCTCGGCGCTCGTGTACCACCCGAACCCGCCGTCCGACGAGCGAGTCACGCCCTCATCGGTCACGTCCAGCTCGTCGGCGTTACCCAGCCGCTGCGCGTCCGCCCCGATCGAACGGTGCACGAGGTCGAGGAACGCGTCCGGGTCCCACGTCTCCGAGTCGGCACGGGCGACGAAGAACTCGTCGAACTGGCCGCCCGTGTAGTAGTCGGCGATCGGGAGCCCGAACACGACCGGCGACTTCTCGCATGCCGCGTTCGGGATGCCGTCGATCGAACGAACCGGAGACGCCCACGCGCGGTCACCCTCGTAGTCGATCGTGAGGACCTGCGATGTCCGGTTGTCGAGGTCGACAACCTGCGCGACCCACTGCGGCGTAAACACCGCGCCCCACGGCGCGTCCTCGCCCTGGTCGAGGATGAGCGCCCCGTCGGCGTCGTAAACCTGGTGGCGCAGTCGCCCCGTGTTGTACGTCGACAGGTACGCCAGCGGCTCACCAGCACCGCTCGACGCCACGTTCTCGCGCGTCGAGATGTACGGGTTGAACGCCATCGTGTAGTTGTGGGCGAGCCACAGCCCCATCACCATGACGCCCGACGTCGGCCAGATGTCATCGACGCCCGAGTTCACAGCAATGTAGTACGACCGCTGCGAGGCCGGGTTCACCGTGTTCAGGTTCACCTCGTCGCCTCGATACCCAGGAGTCTCCGACACGCTCGAGGCGTCGGCGTCGACGTAGCGCACCGCAGTGGTGTGCCCTCCGGCCTCGTCGACGTACTGGCGCGACGAGGACGTCGTCTTGCTGAACCGAGACCGCATGAGCAGGCGCATCTCGAGGCCGAGCCTCGACGCGTCCACCGGCCACTCGCCCGACCAGGCCAGGCGGTTATCGAACAGCTTCGGCATGGTGCCTCCCGTGGCTCGGCCGGAGGTCACTGCCTCCGGGAGTTTGCGAACAGCGCTGCGGCGGACACGGTCCCGGTCGCCGCGACGCGGAATCTCGTCTCCTCGTTCGGCCACAGCACGGGCCGGTCGAGGGTCGACATGGACCGCACCGACGAAGCGACCTTCCGGTTACCGGACCAGCGCCCGAAGTCGAACGTGTCCCAATCCAGGCGAAGGACCTGCCCAGATGAGAGCGGGCCGGACACCTGCACCGAGACGTCACCGACCTCGACGGTGACGTGCTCGTTCGCGGCGATCGTGCCGCGCACCTCGACCGTGGGGAACGATCGTGCGTTGCCCTCGCGGCGGGTGATGTTCCGTGTGCCCGCCGACGTGTACGACCACGACTCGTCCTCGACGAGGCGGCCGTACCCCGACAGCGCGTCAAATACGACATCGCCACGGAGCTGGAAGCCGAGGCCGTGGTCCCACGTCAGCCGCTCCCAGTCGATACCGACGGACGCGATCGCCGTCCAGTACCAGTCAGGAGCGGCGTCGACGCCGAGCCGCCGCTCCCCGCGGGCGGGATCGAGGGCGAGAATGAGGCCGTCGCGGTGGGCCGCGACCTCCTCCGGGGACGACCCCCGGATGATCACGTCGAACTCGAACTGCGTACTCGACCGTGTCGCACCCGCAAGGATCAGCCCGTCGGTGCCCGGAGCCTCGAGCGTTTCCAGCCCGAGGCCCCCGAGCGACGGATACGTCCGAAGCGTCGCGATGAGACCGAGAGAGTCCGAGTTGAAGTTGCCGAACGTGAAGCTCACGCCGTCACCGCCCCTCCGAGATTGACCTTCCCCTGCGCCCGCTCGGCGCGCTCGGCGCGCTCGTACAGCGCGCGCGAGACCTCATCGACGCGCTGCTCGCTATCGACCGTCATGTGTTCAACGTGCACGAGCGGCCCTTGCACGGTCGTGCCCGAGCCGCCCTCGCCGCTGAGGCCTTCTTCCAGCGCCCGGTTCATCAGGCCGGTGTCGACAACAGACTCCGGCCGCCCCGCCTCGGCGAGCACCGCGAGGGTGCCGCCAGAGCGCGGCAGCACCGTTGCGCCCTTCGCGAGGTACGGGATCTGCGGAATCGACAGGCCCCACGTCTGGCCGCCAACGATCGGCACCCAGTCCGGGATGCTCACGCTCAGCGAGTTCAGGCCGCTGATCGCGCCGTTGATGAGCCCGATGATGCCGTTCACCGGTGCCTTGACAGCGCCGAGCACGGCGTTGAACGCCGTCTCCGCGAAGCCCGCGAGACCCCCGAAGATCGATTCGAAGAAACTTCCGATGCCCGACCAGAGGCCGTTCCACCAGGAAGCGATCCCGTCGCCGATGCCGCGGATGCCTGCGGCGAACCCGCCGAAGATATCCATCACCCAACCGACGAACCCGTTCCACGTGTCGGTCACGAAGCCCGAGATGCCGGACCACAGACCGTTCCACCAGGAGGCGATCTGGTCGCCGACGATGATCACGCCGAGCATGAACAGGCGGAACTTCTCCTCGACCCAGGAGGTGAAGCCCTCCCAGGTGTCGCGCACGAAGTTGCCGATGCCCGACCAGAGGCCGTTCCACCAGTCAGAGATTGCCTGTCCGATCGCGCGAACGCCAGACAGGAAGCCCTGAAACTTCGACTCCACCCATGAGGTAAAGCCGTTCCAGGTGTCCTGGATCCACTGGCCGACGGCGGACCAGAGGCCGTTCCACCACGACAGGAAGCCCTCGCCGACCGAGACGACCCAGTCGATGAAGCCCGACCAGATGCCGGTGATGAACGCCACGACCTCGTCCCAGTTCATGACGAGCGCGACGACGGCCGCGATCAGCGCCATGATGCCGACGATGATCCACGTCACCGGGTTGGCGAGCAGCGCGACCGTCGACGCCCAGATCGACGCCGTCCAGGCGACCATCGCCGCGACCAGCGTCACGCCGATCACGCCCGCAATAACACCGATCGTCGTGGTGTTCTGCGAGACCCATTCGCCGAGCGCCTGCAGCGTCGGCATCGCCGCCGTCAGCCCGTCCGACAGCGCCTGGAAGATCCCGGTCGCGAGCGGCTCGATCGCCGTCATCGCGGTGTTCATCGTCTGCTGCCACCGCTCGGAGAAGCTCATCTGCTCCTCGCCGGTCTCCCGGATCAGACCGGCAGAGCCCGACAGCGCACCGTCGAGGTCCTCCAGCGCGAACGACCCGTTACGGATCGCGGTCGTCATCCGCTGCGCGCCCTCCGCACCGAACACGTCGGTCGCGAGCGCGAGCGCCTCGGTGCTGGTCTCCGCCTCGGCGATCGCAGACACGGTCCGGCCGAGCTCAGCCTGCACGTCCTTGCCCTCGCCCGCCCAGTCACGGAACGACTTGTTGAGGCCGGGCATGATGCGCGAGACATCGAGACCGGATTTCTGCAGCGACCCGAACAGCACCGCCGACTCCTCCATCGAGAAGCCCGCGTTCTGCAGCACCGAACCATAGGTGTTGAGCTGGCCGATGAGCCCGCCGAGCCCGACGCCGTAGTCCTGCGTGACCTTGAACAGGCCGTCGAGCGACTCCGCGCCGGTATCCGCGTCAAGGCTCCACTGGTTCAGCGCCTGCCCGTACGCCTCCGCGTTCGCGACGCCGTCCTCACCGAGCAGCCGAGACGACTCGAGCACCTGCGTTGACAGGTTCTCCAGCGACTTGCCCGACTCGCCCGTGTAGGTGTTCAGAGCCGCGATTGCGTCGCCCGCGGTGCCGAACTCGATCGGGATCGTCTTACCGACTTCCTTCGCCGATTCGACGAGCCCGTCCAGCGCCCTCCCCGACGCGCCAGTTCCGGTGCGGATCTGGTCCGTGACCTGGTCGAACGTGTCGCCCACGGAGTAGAGGCCCTTGAACGCGCCGACGACCGCGCCTCCGATCGCCGCGACGCCGATCGCCTTCTTGACGCGCGATGACCAGCCCTTCCCGGCCTTCGTACCCTCCTTCTCGGCGGCCGCCGTCCCCGGAGCGAGGGACTTCACGATGCTGTCGGTCGCGCCCTCCATCGACGGCACGAGGCGCACCCACGCAGTAGCCAGTTCGACACCCTGACCAGCCATGACTCACCCCCGCTTCTGGCGTTTGGATTCCCACCAGTCGTTGAACTTGCTCAGCGCGATCGGCTTCGAGCCGAACTTCCGGCCGCGAGGCTTCTCCCACGGCCGCTGGAACGGCTTCGGCTTCGGCGCGTGCTTCTTGCCCGCGCGCTGCCAGTTGCCGATCTGCAACAGATCGATGAGCGCGGCGAGCAGCTGGTCGGTGACCGACCAGCGCTCGCCATGCACGGCGCGCGCTGTCGCCGTCTCCGGGTCCCGTTGGAACCGGCGCACCATGACGAGCAGGTCTCGCCATGAGAACGAGCCGCCGACCTCCGACAGCCGCCAGCCGCGGTCCAGGAGGTCGGCCTCGACGGCCTCGTAGTGCTCGTCGATCAGCTCGACGAGGCCGAAGATTCCCCCAGGCTGATCCCCGAGTCCTTCTGCCACTCGCTGATGAACTCCTTGACGTACTTCACCGGCACGTCCTTCATCGCCGTGCCGAGCCCCGGCGAGACCTCGTCCAGGACCGTGTACACGCCGCCCTCGACGTCGTCGGCCTCGGAGAAGCGCTGCACCTGCGCGCCGGTCATGTACTCGGCCTTCGGGAGCAGGAACGTGCTGCCGTCGACCTCAACATCGAACTTGTTCTGATCGAGCGACTTCTTCCAGTCGGGCACCTTGTAGCCCATGAGGAACCTCCAAGTAGTCAGGTGGGGAACGGGGAACAGCAGCGCCCCCGGCCGGTTCCCCATCGGCCGAGGGCGCTGGTCTCAACGGATTACGACTCGGGGTCGGGCGCGGATGCGCTCACGACGCCGTCGTCCGTGAAGATGTAGATCGACTTGCCCGCCTTGTCCGGGTACGTCGACAGCGTCACCGGCAGAGTGACCGCAGCGGACGCCTGCAGCGGGATCTCGCCGCGCTCGGTGACCTGCCCGTGAGGCACCATCACGAGCGCGCGCCGGTCGCCGTCCTTGAGCTTGAAGTACCAGGCCTTGATCGGCCGAACCTCGCCGGAGATCGCCGCGCGCACCTGCGTGCCGTGCTCCGCGGTCGCCTCGGTCACCTCGACGTTGTCGTCGCCCATGTAGTTCTTGAGCGCACCGACCGACAGCTCGAGGTGGGTCCACGCGATCGTGCCGTCGAACTCCGTCAGGATCCGGCGGATCACGTTCAGCGCCCAGTCCTTGATCGTCTCCGTCGATTCGGACGGCGTGATCGTGACGCCGTCCTCGTTGACGTAGCCGGAGTCCTCGAGGCCTTCGATCTCGACGTCGTCGATCGTGGCGGGGATGACGTCGGTCTCCTCGCCGGTGAGGATCGCGCCCGTGACCGACTGGTCGGGCGCGCCAATGAACACGTTCTTGCTGTTGACGCTCATGGAGCGCTCCTTTCAGGCGTGCGAAACGCGCCCCCGAGCCGGGGACGCGCAGAGTGTGGGGAACGGATCAGACGCGCTCGCGGCGCAGATCAGCGCTCACGGTCGCGGAGAAGCGGAATCGATCGGGCACGTTCGGGTCCGGGAGGTTCGCGGGCAACGAGCCAGCACGAACCCCATAACAGACGACGCCGCCAACGGAGCCCGCCCGCCCCGCAGCCTGCAGGTGCGCGATCATCTCCGCGCAGATGCGCCGGGCGCGCGTCTCGGTCTCGGCGAACCCCTCGAGCGCGAGCGTCGCGCTATCGGTCACGAGGTCGCGTTCAGCGCCGCCCGCCCCGACGACCCGCCCGAACTCGGCCGGACGCGGCCGCGGGATCCGAGTCCCCACCGGGACCGACATGCGCGCCGAAAGTTCATCGACAACCGCGACCTCGTCATCGGCCGGAAGCAATACGTCGGGCACGAGTCACCTCCCGGCGTCGATCGCGCGCGTCAGCGTCCGGCCCTCGGCCTCGGCCTTCCGCGCGTCGAACGTGGCAGTGTTGACGAACGCGACCACACGATCGCGGTTCCGGGTCACCTCGACCTCGTGACCCTCGCCCGCGGCTCCCGAGATGCGCTCGGCGCGCGCGGCCAGGTCATCCTGCACTGCCTGCGAGAGCAGCAGCTCGGCGAAGCCCTTCGGGTTCCTCTCAATACGGAGCCCCTTGATGTTTGCCACGTCATCCCTCCCAACGGACTAGTTGAACGATGCAATGCGATGTGCGGGCAGACGGCCCCGGCTGGCGCAACACGCCACCATCGATGACGTGCACCTCGCCGAACAGCCGCACCCGGTCGGTTGCCGCGAGATCCGCGTCGAGCGGGCCGCGCAGCGCGTACGCCGTCGATGACCCGTCCCGGTTGGTCCGGTCCTCCGTGGCCGCCGCGGTATCGACCGCCCACCCGTCGAGCGGTGACTCGACTGCCGCGGCCCAGTCGCGAGCCTGGTTGCCGCGCCCGTCGTCGACGAGCGGCGCGCGCAGGCGCACGATGTCATGCCGCGCGATCCGCCCGCCGATCACGGCAGCCTCCCGATCCGGTACGCGATGAGCCGCTGCCCGCCCGGGCTACTCTCATCGATGCCGCCGCCCGATCGCCCGTAGGTGATCGACACGGACCCGGCCTGCTCCCGCGTCTGGCCGAGCGAGGTCCCGAGGCCCTGTGCCGCCAGCTCGAGGGTTGCGGTGACGAGGTTCGGCGGCACCTCGTCGAAGCCCGCCGTGTACTTCACGTGCACCTTCCGGCCGCAGATGTTCGTCCACCCCGTATCGGGGTCGAACTCCACCGCCGCCATCCGGTCGTCGTCCCACGTCTCGCCGTCGACGGTGACCTCGTCGATGGACGTGATCTCCATCGCCGAGAGCCACACGTCATCGGCCGAGGCCCCGACCCGGCGGTACGTGACCTGCTTCTCCGGGTAGATGTGCCAGCGACAGAACGTGCGAATGTCGTCGCTCGCGGACGCGAGCTCGTTGGCTAGGAACGGATGCGACTCGGCCGAGACCTCGCCCTGCGTGCGCTCGCACATCTGCTCCGGTGTCGCGAGCGGCTCCTTCTTCGCCACGGCGACCACCTACCAGTCGCCGCCGTCGGGATCCGTCGCGTCACCCGACTCGTTATCGCCTGAACCGGACGCCTCCGCAGATTCGACGTCAGAGTCGGACGCGTCACCCGAGCCGGACGCCTCGGCAGGATCGTTCGCCTCGTCCGAGGTCCGCTCGACCGCTTCCTCGGTCTTGGGCGAGCCCTTCTTCGTGCTCGGCGTGCGCGCCTTGTTCTTCGGAGCCTGACGCCCCTTCGTAACCGGCTTCGCGCCCATCTTCCGAGCAGTCGCCTCGGAAAGCTCCATCGTGTGCGGCAGACCGCCGATCATTACCGTGTACGGCTTGTTCATGGTCTTCTCCTCGTGAGAACGCGGGGCGGTGGCTGGTGCACCGCCCCGCGAGATAGTCGCCGTCAAGCGGCGTCGGCCTTGGCGTCGAGTGCGTCCTGCAGCCCCTCGACCTCAGCGATCGTGTGCGTGTGCGCAGCAGGCGTGAACTCCGTCGGCTTGCCCGACACGTCCGCCCACGCAACCGTGGCCGGATCGCCGCCGCCGGACACGTCCAGCGGGTTACCGTCCGCGTCGAAGAACGCGATCCGCCCGAGAGCCTGCGACTCGTCCACAGCCTCAGCAGGCACCACCACGAACTGCTTCGTGACCTGTTCCGTCATGGGTACTCCTCCCGTGGTGGCGCGCCCCGGCCGCGAGTGTCACCTCACGACCGGGGCGGCCATCGACTACTCAGCGGCCAGCGACACCTTCACGAATGCCGACGGGTACTTCACCTGCAGACCCAGGCGCGCACGCAGCCGCACCGTGATCCGGTCGTTGGTGAAGTCATCCGCATGCGAGTTCGTCGACTCGACGCGGATGCCGCCCTTGCGGAACACCTTCGCCGCCGAACCGAACGCGCCCACGACGGGCTCGCCCTGGGGAGCAGCAAGCGTGACGACGGTGCGCAGCCCCCACACCGGAGGGTTCTCGAGCACGCCACCCTGGCCGTACTGCCCAGCGAAGTAGCCCCCGCCGTAGTACTGGCCGTTGCCGTCCTTCCCGAGGCGCAGCTGCTCGTAGTCGAGCGGGTTGATCACGAGCGCGTCGGCCGAGAAGCCGGTCGCGGTCTGGACCTTCCGCATCGCCTTGAACAGCGCATCGGCCGCCGAGTCCTCACCGATCGCGTGCGTCTGCACGCCCTCACGGTTGCGGATGCCGAGCAGGTTCGAGCCCGACCCGTCACCGGACAGCAGCGCCGCCTCGGTGCGCTGGGCGAGGTCGTACTGCGCAGTGCTGTTGATTTCCGACGCGACGTAGTCGAGGTCCTCGGCCATGTCGTCGGTCATCTTGAACCAGCCCGCGACCTCGCTCAGGGCGTCGGTGCGCCACGTCGGGTCGGCGACGTGCATCTGCGGCTTCTGCTTGCCCTCGCCGATGAAGTCGGTGCCGCCCTCGAGCGCACCAAACACCGGGTAGGTGATCGCCGTGCCGGACACGACGCCCGAGCCGAGGAGGTCCTCGACCACCAGGCGCTCGCGCTTCGGCAGCACAAACCCACGGTCGACGTCGGTGACGAGAGGACCATAAGCGCCCTCGTGTCCGCCGACCGCCTGCACGTCGGTCGCGTCCTTGAACTCGGGCGCGGTGATCGTGCCGCGCTCCTTCAGCGACCGGTCGCCGAGCGACTTGATGAAGTGCTCACCGAGCGACTTCGCGCGCGGCTCGTTGCCGGAGTCCATCGCGGGCTCGGACTCGACCTCGCCAGCGATGCGCTCGAAGACCGCGTCGGCCTTCGCCGAGCGCTCGATCTTGCCCTTGAGGTCGATCGCCTCAGCCGACTTCGTTTCGATCTCCGACATCTCGTCGTCGGTGAAGTCGCGGCCCTCGTCCTTCGCCTTCTTCTGAATTGCCAGCAGGCCCTTCTGCAGCTCCGCCAGCTTCTTCTTGGGATCCATCGGATCCGCTCCTTCCGTGCCCCGCAGGGCGTAGAAATGAAACAGCCGCCCGGCCGGGCGACTGCGAGTGGGTCGCCGCTTAGATAGCGGCCGCGATGAGTCCCAGGTGCTTTGCGGACGAGGATCGGTGGGAGTCCTCAGCCTTGCCCCCAGGGGGGTCCTCAGCCTTGCCCCCGCCGTCCTCGGCGGCCTTTCCCTGGTCGTCCTGCGACTCGGCGGCGGCAATTACCGCGCCGATCGCGCCCTGCGCGGAGCGCAGGGAGTCAATGTGCTTCTGCGCGAGCACCCGCCCGGCCTTCATGCCTTCCGCGAGCACCTCCGCGGCCGACTTCACGGCGACGACGGACGTGTCCCGGTTAGCGCCTATCGGCACGAAGCTGAACTCGAACACGTCGAGGTCGCGCAGCTCGTTCGCCTTGGTGCCGTCGTCCAGCACCACCTGGCCCTCGTCGAGCGTGTCGTACGCGAACGACAGCTCACGGATGCGCCCGGACTTGACCAGCCGGTAGACCTTCGCGGCCGTGGTGTCGTCGAGGTCGAAGGCCCCCTTGACCCACCACCCGTGCTCGTCCTCGCCCTCATCGATCGCCGCAGCGATGTTCAGGTGCGGGTCGTCCATCCGGTGCCCGTACAGGCCGGAGAGGACGATGCCCTGCTCCTTGCGGTGAGCGATCCCGTCCGCGAACGCGCCCTTGGCGACGACGTCGCCGTACGCGTCGGGCGTGCGGGTGAACGTCGACGGGTAGACGAGGAACTCGCCCTCGGCCAGCGACTCGTCGGTCGCGCCGGTCTTGAACTTCACCGGCAGGCTCTTGAATTTCATGACGGCTCCTTTCAGCCGAAGGTGATTTCGACGTCGCACCTGCAGTTGGATACGCCGTCCGCGCCGAGCACCGGATCGCCCGGCCACTTCGCGCCATTGGAGAACGTCGCGTCGACGGGGACCGTCTCGCCGTTCATCGCGGCGTGCGAGGCCCGCGGATCGCCTGATGTGACGATCCACGTTTTCCGGCCGCCGCCGTTCTGCCGGGCCGCCTCGGTCGCCGCGAACGCGGCGAACGTCGTCACGAGCGTCGCGGCGATCGTCGCCGACCGCGACGACTTCGCTACCTCGAACGCGTGCGCGGGGTCGGCAACCCCGTCCGGTCCCGAGCCTGCGAGGATCGCGCCGATCTGGTCGCGCGTTGTGGCGTTCACCATCGCCGCGCGAGAGGCAGCAACTTCCGCGAGGAAGGCCTCTGTCCGCGCGACGTCATACGCGTCCGGGTCGAGCCCAAACGCGGCGAGCGTGGCGGCCGCCGCATCCTTCGTCGTCTGCAGCGCCAGCGCGAGCAGCTCCTCGGCGAGTTCCTTATCCCACCGCTCGGCGTTCCACCACGTGTCGTCCTTCGCGCCGTTCACACGGGCGAGGACCGCCTCGCGCTGCCGATCGAAGAACGCATCCATGATCTCCTCGGCCTTCGCCTCGTGACCGTCGCCGACCTGCGCCTTCGCGCGGACGGGCCGCGATGACTTCGCCGGAAGCGCACGGATCACGCCCGTGGCCTCCTGGGGGTGGGACGCGTTCAGCTCCTCGAGCATCGCGAGCGCGCCCTTCGATAGCGCCCGTCCGGAACGTTCGTTCTGGGTGCCGGAGTCGCGCGGCGACGCCTGGCCGCCGACGAGGACGTTCAGCGGGACCACCCGCTGGTCACCGCCGTCAATCGCGGGCAGGTTCATCCGCGCCCGGGCCTCGTTTACGGTCATCCACGGCGCGCCGGTCGACGTCGAGAGGATCGACGCCTGCTCCTCGAACGACCCCTGCAGCTTCTCCTCGATGTTGAACTCGACGTATGCGTCCGGGTTCGTCGTCACCCGCGGCACCAGGAACGCATTCACGCGCTCCTCGATGCGCGCGAGCGTCGGCCCGAGCGTCTCGGAGTAGAGCATCTTGCGGAACTCCCGAGTGTTCGAGAAGTTCGCGTTGTCGAGGATCCCGACCATGACCGGGTTGACGTGGTACACCGCCGCGACCGTCGACAGCGCCAGCTTCGCGACCTCGGCCCACTCGTCCTCGCGGGCGGAGAAGCCGAGCCGGTGCAGCTCCATGCCGTCCTCGAGGATCGGCGTGCCGCCCGCCTTTTTGCCGTCCTTGCCGGTCCAGCGGTCCTTCCAGTCGCGTGCGAAGCGCTCGCGCGCCGCGTCCGACCACGTCGCGTCCTTCGGCCGCGTGAGGTATGCGCCGACGCGGCCGCCGCGCTGCCACACCTGCTCGCGGTACGACCAGGCCTGCACCTGCTCCGAGAGCACCTGCTTGAGGGTCTCCACGGGCGAGGTACCGTGCTTCGGGCGGCCCGGGTTCCAACCGTGGAACACGATCATGTCGTCGGCCTTGACGTAGGTGACCCGCCCGCGCGGGCTCGTCACCTCATAGCGGCTCGGGGCAAATGCATTCCCCCCGCTCTGGCCTGTCACCCACGCGGGCGGGATCGGCCGTAGCGCCCAGCCCGACGGGGCGTTCACGTCCTCGCGCAGCCACCAGTAGGCCACGTCGTACAGGCCCAGGTCCGCCGCGAGGGTCTCCACCAGCTCGAACGTCGTCATGTTCGGGTTCGGGCGGGCGATCAGCGCCGCAAGCGGGTCATCGGACCGCCCGAGGCGTCGCCGGTCGTTGTCGCCCTCGCGGGCGTACGCCTTCAGCCCAAGGTGGGCGACGTTGCGGGCGACGAACGACAGCACGATCCGCAAATGCGGCTGCGTTCGGTACAGCTCCTCCGGCGTCAGCCCGAGGACCATCTGCCGGAACGTCGGCCCCAGCCACTCGATCTGCGTGTTCGGTCCCCCGCGCCCGAGGAGTGCGGCGATTGCATCACGGAAAGCCAACGCGGCCCCCTCTCGTCATTCGAGGACGAGCAGGTCGCCGTCCTCATAGGCCGACACGTATGCCGGTTCTGGATTCGTCATCAGTAGGCCGACGGCCGCGATCGCTGCGACGAGCGCGGACGGGTCCGCTGGGGACTGCTTGCGGTCGACTACCCAGCCGTCGCCGAGCGCCTTCACCGTCGCCGAGTTCGCGGGCACGTCAAGCGCGGGCTGCCCGCCGTGCGTCAGCCGCACGACCGGGTCGTCCTCGACCACCGCGGAGCGCAGCAGGTCGAAGAACGCGCCGTGCCAGCCCGCCAGCTGCGGGCCTTCCCACGGGTGCGGATCGAGCCCGGCATCGACCAGCGCGTCCCACATCGACGAGATCGGGGCCCCGCGCCGCTGCGCGGCGACGTAGGTCGGGGCTACCTTTCGTTTCGGCGACGTGAGCCACGGGATCAGCCAGTCCGGCCCCGAGCGCTGCGCCGCAATCTCCACGCGCGGCACGCCCTCGGTGTCCCAGTACGCGATCGCGACGTACACCATCGTCCGGTCGTGCGACATGTCGATGCCGTAGCAGGCGGGCCGCGCGGTGTCGCGAGTGACGCCGCGCGAGGCGCGGTCGTTCTTCGTGTCGAGCGATGCTGCCCATGAGCCCGCGGGGAACGGGCCGAGGCCGGCCATGTTCACGAACTGGCACAGCACCTCGGTGCGGAACACCCACTCCGGGTCCGTCGAGGCCGCGCCCGCGATCGAGCGCTCGTCGATGGTGTACCCGAGCGACGGGTTCGCCTCGCACCAGCCGTCCCGGTCCCACACCTCACGGTCGGGGGCCGCGGACCACTCGAAGATGCCCAGTGAGTCATCGGCGTCTTCGGATTCGTGCGGCAGGTCGACCATGCCGTCCTGTCCGTCGGGCCAGCCGAGCGCGCGGTGGGCGAGCGACCGCAGGTGCCGCAGTACGACAGAGGAGAGGTCGCCCGCGTTCGACGCTGCCCAGACTTGCGCGAGGCGGCGGGCCATCGTGGTCTTGGTGACTGCGCCCCATGCGTGCCAGTTCTGGTGCTCGCGCAGCTCGTCGAGGAGGACGAGGTCGCCGGAGAGGCCGCGGCCGCCGCGGCGCGATGCTGCAGCGACCTTGTAGCGTTCGCCCGTGTTCAGGCGGAGCGCCTTCTTCCCGTTCGTCTTGTCGACGTGCTCGATCAGCTCGTCTAGCTCGGGGACCGACTCGGCCATTTCGACCGCGCCCGCCCACTGCTCCTCGGCGATGTCGAGCGACTGCGCCGTACCAATCACGAGGGGAGCGCCGTCGGCGTACATGCGCCACAGGCTGAGCACCTGCATGAGTGTCGACTTGCCGTTCTGGCGGGCGACGAGGAGGACGACCGTCTTGAACCGGTAGGTGCCGTCCTCGTTCGTTTCGAGCGCACGGATGAGGAGCGCCTTCTGCCACGGCAGAAGCTCGACCTCGAGAATCTCCTCGGCGAACTCGATGCACTCGAATCCGCGGGACGTAGCGCGAGTTAGCTTGCGTTTCGGGGGCGTGAAGACCCGCGGCTCGGTGCACCCGACGCGACGCTTGAATGACGCGGCCCGGGTGGGCCCGCCGACGGCGGCGGCGTAGGCGGCACCGGGGCCGCGGGATCCGGCCCTACGCGGTGCGTCCTCCCCGGAGCGCCGTGAGCTTCGCGCGCTTTTCGTCGTTGCCATTCGGTGCCTTCGCCTTCAGGTCTGCGCGGGCCGCGGGCGTCGCCCCTAGCTCGCGCAGGATGTTCATCAGGTGGGGCAGCAGGTAGAGCGCCTTCGTCTCGGCGAGGGCATCGCCGGACGCGGCGGCGGTGTCGATGCGCTCGGCGATACGGCGGCCCGACGCGATGATCGATACGTCCTCGGGCTCGGTCTTGAGCGCCTCGACGGTGCTGTCGAACGCATTCGTCATCACGGACTCGCCGCGGGACGCGATGCCCGCGAGCCGTACACGCGCCTCGGCGAGCTTCTGCGCCTGGTCGATCGCTTTGATATCGCCGTTGAGGGCCTGCGTCCACACGGCCTGCTGTAGGCGGTCGAGGCGGTCGAGTTCGAGCGCGCGCACGTCGGCCGGGTCCGTAGGAGTGCCCGTTGCCTTCATGGCCCGTTCGATCGCTCGCTCGGCCTGCAGCGGAGTGCTGAACCCGAGCCGGTCGACGATGCGCGCAACAGAGACACCGGCGCGGCGCAGTTCGAGGGCGCTCCGGTCGCGGTCGGCGCGATCGTTGGTGCTGGCCATGCTTCCTCCAGGGGTGCTCACGCGCGCACACGCACGCGATGGGGTACTACGGCCGGAGGGGGATAGTTCATTACCGGCGCACCTGCCCGTGGGCGGGGTCGCCGTGATTCGGACGCCCCTACCCGGTGGCTACCGTGTGAGGGCGCGGAGTAGGCGGCGGATCGGCCGGTCGAGCAGGCTCACCCGTAGGCGTAGCCAGGAGAGCGCCAGAGGGTCACAGGTCCAGTCGGGCGCGACGTTCACGCCGAGTTCTCCGCCGAGGTACGAGTAGTAGCCGCGGCCGACGGCGTCGAGGCCGCTGTCGTTCGTCACGCAGGCGCGTAGCTCGTCGTAGTCGGTGGCGCTCACCACGACAACGCTCGCCTTGCGCGGGTGCTGGTGCAGGGCCACGCCGTACCGTTCCTCCACGTCGCGGACGAGGAGAGCGCGGCGTCGGGCGATGCTCGCTCGGTACCTCGGCAAGGCGGTCTGCAAGGCCAGCATGTCGTCGATCATGCTCACGGTCGGATCACCTCTCCGGATGCGCTCGTGTCGAGGCAGGGGGCCAGGGCCTCGAACAGGTCGAGGTGCTCGCGGTGCGGCACGTCGGCGTCGATCATGACGGTGTCGAGCGCGAGGCCACGGTGCCCCTGCGTTCCCGGTCTGCGGAAGTAGATGAAGCCGCCGCTCGGGTAGCAGATGCGCTCGCGCCCGTTGGCTACGAGGATCTGTGACGCGGTGTCGAGCAGCTCGTCGGGCACCTCGTCCATCGCGTACCGGGGGTGGTACGTGGCGACGAGGATCCGGCGGCCCTCGTCGCGGGCGGCCTGGGCGAGTGCCTTCGCGGTGTACTTGTTCATGCCTCCTCCACGCCGATGAGCGTGCCGCCGCGGGCCTGGACGGCCTGGCGGAGGTCGCGCAGCTCGTTCGCGCGGATGCGGGCGTGGCGGGCGACGTAGATGCGGTCGAGGCTGTAGCCGCGCATGTCTGTTCCGGCCACCTGGATCAGGAGGACACCGCCGGAGTGGTAGTCGATTGCTTCGGTCCCCGCGGCCCTGTGGATGCGGCGTGCCGGGGCGACGAGTGCCATGTCTTCGAGCGCGGGCTTGGCGTGCTCGCGGGCGGCGACGATGACGGCTACGCGGAGTCCCGCGTGGGCGTCGAGTGCGGCGTCATTCACGCGTCTGCGTCCTTTTCGAGTTCGTCGGCGGCGCGGCGGAGCGCCGAGGCGACGCCGGAGCGGAACGCGGTGTTGTCGAGGGAGAGGCCCGGGCCGTTGCTGCTTGGGCGGGCTACGAGCGGAACCTCGGCCGTGGCGATTTCTGCGGGCGTCGCGTCGCCGAGCCGGAGGAGGATGCCGAGGGACGCCTCGGGGCTCACTTCTTCGCCCTGCTCGTCTTGGTGCCCCGGCGGGCCGGAGTGTCGGCGAGGCCTTCGAGCGCGTCACCGAGGTCGGTTTCGCTGTCCGCCGCGGTCCAGGTGGCCCGCGCGCCCTTCACGGTGTACGTGCCGCCCTTGGCCGGGAACTCCTTGGTGTTCGCGTGGACGTCGTAGCGCTTGCCGTGCAGGGGGCCGCCAGTGCAAGTGATGCGTTGCATGGTCATGAGGTTCTCCTTCGGTGGGTACGGCAAAGGCCCACCCCCGGAGGTGGGGGTGGGCCTTTCGGGAGCGCGGTTGCGCTCGGCTGGTATCAGTCGCGGGACCAGGGCTCCTCGGGGTCCGGGCGGAGGACCACGGCCGCTCCGGCCTGAAGGTCGTGGCCGTTCGTGTGGTTGTAAGCGGCGAGGGTTCGTTCGCCTACGCAGAACCGACCGGCGATTGCTGCGAGGGTCTCGCCGGGCTGCACCGTGTAGGACACGATCTCGCCTTCCTCGTTGAGGGTAGGGTCTCCGGCGGCCAGATCGCGCGGGCCGGTGTCGAATATTTCTCCGTCCAGGCGGGCCGTATTGCTATAGGAGGGCGCGTAGGCATCGGCGGGGAGCCGGATGATCGCGGTGGGCCCATCCTTGCAGTCCGCCGCGCTCAGTTGCGTAGGGGTTGGCGTGGGGCCCGGCGTCTCGGCCGGTTCCGGCGTCGCGGTCTCCGCGGCGACGGGCCCTGGGCTCTCTGCGACTGCCTCCGGCTCTGCGCTTGGAGAGCAGCCGGTCAGCGCGAGGGCGGCGACAACGGTCACCGAGATCAGAGCCGCATGCTTCTTCATAGGTCGATCCTCATATCGGCGGCGGCGTCGGTTCCGCCGCTGCCGGGGTTCCGCCGCCGTTCCGCGCCCCTGCTCGACGCCTATGGCGGCGAGGGCGGTCACTGTTGGGGAGGCATCGGAATGTCCGGGTTGTTGGCGTACGCCTGCCCGTTCTGGTCGCCAACGCTGGAGATCGTGTATGGGTTCAGGTTGAGGGTGTCTCCCTCGTAGAGGTCCATCATCGTGATCCGGGACCCGGCCTGTGGCCAGGGGATGTCCGTCTCCACGGTCGAGGTGTTGCGACGGATCGAGTTCAGTAGGACCAGGTAGTCCCTCGTTGCGCAGAACCGCTCCGCGATCGCGTCCTCGTTGTCGCCCGCGGCGACGGTGTACGAGGCGGGTACGCCCTCGTCATCTGCGGCGGCGTCGCCCTGCGCGCCCGGGCGCGCCCCGGTGTCCTGCAGCGGAACGATCGGGAAGCCGCCCAGCGAGTCGCCGTCCCCGTAGGAGCCGTATGCGTCGTTGTTCTGGCCTGCGATTTGCTCGCATGCGGCGGCGTCGGTCTCGGCGGGCGCGGTTTCGGTGGGCTCCGCGGCGGGCGTTTCGGTGGGCCCCACCGGCTCGTCCGTTGTCTCCGGCTCCGGCTCCGGCGACGCGGTCGGTGTGGCGTCGGCAGAGGGCGGGGCGCTCTCGGCCGTGGCTTCCGGCTCGGCACCCGTGGCGCAGCCGGTGAGGGCGAGCGCGGCGATGCCGATGACGGCCGCCGCTGCGTGTGCTGTGCGGTAGTACATGCTCCGATATTTTCATCTATCGGGGGGCGAAAGCCAGCCCGGGCTACCACTCCTCCGCCACGGCCCCGATCTCGGGCCGCGGCGGCCGCGCACCACGGGACCGGTTGCAGCGTACATGCGAGGGGCGCAGATTGCTGCGCACGAGCGCGAGGTGCGGGTGCGTTGAGTACGGCTTGACGTGGTCCACATCGAGGGCGTCGGGGTCATGTGCCGGGGCGTCGTAGTCGATCGGTTGCCCGCATAGCCAGCAGGGCGGCCGGGCGATGCCCCAGAGGCCGTGTAACTCGGCGTGGAGGTCGCGTTCCGCTCGGCTATCCCGTGTCATGTTCCGTCCGCTTGCTTTGTCCGTGTGCAGGAGTAACGTATGTACTACCAACCGGTACATACGAAAGTAGATGAGATGAAGACCTACAGCACCCGCGAGGCGGCCATCAGAAACGAGATCATCGAGCCGATCATTTCCCAGGCCGCCGAGGCCGGAGTCGAGGTCTGCGCCGACGACGTCTACGCGACCTACGACATCCGGTGGATCGCCTTTTCGATGATCAGCACCACCGTCCGCCACGGTCCGCTCGAGCACTACCGCAACGGCACCGATGACCAGTTCTGGGCCTGCGTCGAAGACAACTTCCTCTGACTTCCGCCGCCCGAGCAGCACGGGCCCGGGTGCGACCCCCGGGCGGGCACGACGGCAACACCGCCGCCACCACACGAAGGAGCAAGACATGGCACACGAAATCGACGAACTCGCCCCCGGCGTCCACGCGGCGGCATTCGCCCGCATCCCCGCGTGGCACCGCCTCGGCACCGTCCTCGACGGCGAGATGACCGCCGAGGAGGCCATGAGGGCCGCCCACCTCGCGGGCTGGAACGTCCGCAAGATCGGCCTCACCGCCACGGAGGTCACCGACGACGGCGTCACGTCGCTCGAGGTGCCCGACCGGTACGCAACCGTCCGCACGAACCCGGTCACCCAGGCGACCGAGTACCTCGGCACCGTCGGGTCGTTCTACACGCCCATCCAGAACGAGGAGCACGCCGAACTGCTCAACCGCCTCGTCGACGAGAGCGGCGCGCACTTCGACACCGCCGGAAGCCTCCGCGGCGGGCGCGAGACGTTCATGACGATGAAGCTGCCCGACACGATGCTCGTCGGCGGGAAGGACGCCGTCGACCTCAACCTCGTCGCGCTCAACTCGCACGACGGGAACTCCGCGTTCCGGTTCCTCGTCTCGCCCGTCCGCGTCGTCTGCGCGAACACGCAGGCCGCCGCGCTCCGCGAGGCGAAGGCGACGTTCTCGATCCGCCACACGGCGAACGCGGGCCGCGAGCTGCAGGAAGCGCGCGAGGCCCTCGGCCTGACGTGGAAGTACGTCGAGGCGTTCGAGCAGGAGGCCGAGGCGCTCCTCGCCCGCCGGTACACGAACAAGCAGTTCGACGCCTACGCCGCGCAGCTGTTCGGCATCAAGGACGACGGCAAGGCCAGCAAGCGTGCGGCCGAGAACCGCGACGGCCTGATCCGCCTCTACCGCGACAGCGACACGCTCACCGGCATCCGCGGCACCCGCTGGGGTGCCTACCAGGCCGTGACCGAGTACGTCGACCACTTCGCGCCCACGCACGGCGAGGACCAGGCCCTCGCGCGCGCAACGCGCACGGTCGCCAGCCACAAGGCCGACCGGATCAAGAAGAGCGCCTTCGCCCTCCTCTGACAACGACTGGGCCGGGGGAGCGATCCCTCGGCCCCGAAAGGAGTACCGCTATGGCGGTCAAGACATCACAGCCGGGTGGGGATGCCCGCCGACGGGCGGGTAACGTCATTCGCATGGCCGGACAGGACTACCTCGACATTGCCGGGATCGCCGAGCGCATCGGCGTGAAGCCCGCCAGCGTGCAGACGTACCACACGCGCGCGAAGACGAACAGGAAGGCCGGGACGCCGAAGGAGTGGGACCTGCCCGAGCCGGACATTCGCATCGGCGGCCGCCCTGCGTGGCTCGTCGAGACGATCGAGACGTGGGAGAAGGCGCGGCCGGGCACGAATACCGACGCGGCGACGGCCGCGCGCCGTAAGGGCGGCGAGCCGTGATCCGCTCCGAGCAGGTGCGCGCCCGCTACGCCGTCTCCGACGAGATGCTCGCGCGCGGGCGGGGCGACGTGTGCCCGGCGTGCGGGAGGTCGGTGGGCTAGTCGTGGCCGGTTGGTGTGGCGGGGTCGGGGCGTGGTCCCGGCCCCGCTTGCTTTCCGTTTGTGTAGGAGTAACGTATGTACTACCAGCCGGTACACACGAAGGAGCTAGAGATGACCGACACCGCCGCCCGCGTCCTGATGAGCATCAGTGACAACCAGGGCTACGCGCCCGACCAGATCAACAGCACCATTAGCCTCGGCGACCTGCTCGAGCAGGTCGAGCAGGCGGTAAAGGTCTTCGGCGAGGACGCGCTGGTCGTCCTCGCCAACGGGCAGCGCTACGGGGCGGGCTACGGCGCGATCCCGTCGCTCGCCTGCGAGGACCTGTTCGTCGACCCCAACGACGAGGGCGACGACTACTACTGAGAGGAGGAGGCCCGGCCGGGTGCACAACGTCCGGCCGGGCCTCCGGCTTATCCGGCCGTCAGCTCGAGCAGCTCGGGCCGGTACACCGGGGCCGAGTCGAACGACGGCTCCCATGTCGCGAGCTTGTCATTCTGCGGCCGAATCGGCACCTGCGCGGGGTCTGCCGCAAGGGCGACCGCTTCGCGCGTGAGCCGGATGCCCAGCGGGAACAGGTAGTCGGACCAGAGGTGCGACGCCTTCATCCCGCCGGGCACGATGACGTGCTCCTGTAGGGCGATGGGGCCACCGTCGACGCGATCGGTGAGGTGGTAGATTGTGCCGCCCGTGACGCGCTCGCCGAGGCGTGACTGCCACTTCACCGCGTCGCGGCCCCTGTGGAGGGGCAGGAGCGACGGGTGGTAGCCGAGGGCCAGCGGCGCGCGTGCGCGCGTTCTGCGGCCCACGAATGCGTGGCTGTGGGCGGTGTAGATGAGGTCGACGCCGTCGGGCACGTGGTCGGGCGTGAGCCGGTCGACGTCGGTCCACGGTGTGCCCGTGCGCTCGCAGTAGAGCGCGAGGGGATCGCGGCCGCCGCGGCGGCCCTCGGCGGGGGAGCAGACGCCCGCGAGGGCGTGCCCGTCCTCGACGATTGCCTCGGCTGCGGCGAGCCCGAACGAGCCGGACCCCGCGAGGTACACGTTGATCATGCCGTCTCCTTGTGCGTGGAGGTGTCGCCGTAGTAGCGGAAGCCCTGGACGGCGCGCAGGTGGCCGCCGAAGCCCGAGGCCCCGAAGGATCCCGTCTTCGCGGCGGCGCGTTTAAGGGATGCCTTTGACGCGCCCTTGTTGGATCCGGACAGCGTGCCGCTGATCTGCCGCCACAGCGTCGAGCGCCGGAGCGCAGCCGATAGCTGCGGGTGGGACGTGTGGAAGGTGGTCGTCATCCGTCGGCCAGGGAGGACGCCCTCGCCGGTGCGCTGCAGCTCGCAGACGTGGTTGAGGAATCGGACGCCTACGCCCGCACCCTGCCACTCGGGCAGGACGACGAGCCGGGACGCGCGCGCCTCGACGGCATTCACCTTCCGGCCCCGTCGGTCCTTAGTCGCTACGTTCTTCGTGCCGACGCCGAGGTGCGCGACGGGCTCGCCGTCGACGAACGCGACGTAGCACTTCGCGCCGATCATGCGGGGGATATCTAGATAGTGATGCGGCTTAAAGAACGGCCATAGGTCCCACCCGCCCATCCGGACTTCCACGTCGATCCTCGGCCGTCGCCAAGTTTTACCCTCCTTGTCGGAGGCAAGCTGGAACTGCTTGGTGCCGGTGTCGATGACCCAGTCGGGCTCGACCCAGTCGAGGATGTCGTAGTGGCAGGACAGGAGAACGGCCTTGCCGCCCGTGCGACGCCACGCCTTGGCGAACGCGCCCGCGCCCACCTTTGCGATCTGGCGGTCGACCACAGACGTGAACTCGTCGAACACGACGCGGTCGGGCTGCTCGGCGAGGATGCGGGCGAGGTCGGCTCGGAAGCGCTGCCCCATCGACAGGACCGAGTACGGCCGGAGCCATACGGGCACGTCGCCGAGGCCCGCGGACGCGAGCGCGCCCGTGACGGCGTCGAAGCTCCCGCCCGGGGCGATCGCATCAACGATGGGCTTGTCGTCGGGCCAGCCGTCGGCCTCGTAGAAGGCATCTCCGTCCCAGAGCTGCCGACCGATGCTCGACTTGCCTGACCCGGAAGGGCCGACGACGACGCCGACCTTCCAGTCGCCGTCCATGTCGATCGGGAGGTCGAGGTCCAGCCGGAACCGGGTGGCCTGGTCGTTGGTCGCGTTGAACAGCGAGCGGACGCGCTCGGCGCGGTATGAGTCGTACGGCGGGACCGATTGGTCGACGCGGATCGCGGTCGTCATACCGTCACGACCTTGCACTCGTAGCCCTCGCCCTTGAGGCGTTCGTAGACGGCCTCCTGCTCGGCCTCGTTGGTGCAGACGACCGTCACGGCGAACTGGGCGTTGTATTTGTCGTCCTCGGGCTCGAGCAGGTCGGCCGCGCCGGGAGCGCCCTCGTCGTCCGAGACGAGCTCGTCGACTGCGTCGGTGTCGTATCCGGTGCCGTCGAGGTCGTCGAGGCCGCCCAGCAGCTCGAGGAGTGCGTCGGTGTCGTAGTCGGCGAGGTCGTTCGTGCGGTTGTCGACCGCGACGATCTTCGCCGCCTGCTGCTCGTCGACGTCGACGACGGACACGAGCACCTCGCCCCACCCGAGCTTCCGCGCGGCCTGCAGGGTGTGGTTCCCGGCGAGCACCTCGAGCGCGTGCCCGGTGTGTGTGCCCTCGTTCACGACGAGCGGCCGGTACTGACCGTGTGCCTTGAGCGATGCGGCGATCGCGTCCACGTCGCCGCGCCGGGGGTTGCCCCGGTACGGGCGAAGATCGGCGACGGGCATTGGGACGGTACGGACGATCGTTGACACGGCGAACTCCCTAGTGCGCGGGTGAAGACTGCCCCGCGGGGAGTCGTCTCCGGTGCCTGACCGGCCCTCGACCCACGGGGATGCGAAACGCCCCCTCGACGGAGCTAGGTGCCGAGGGGGCGTTTCTCGGACAGCTTTTGCCATCCAATAGGAAAGACTATTGCACGTTTTGCAGGTTCTTGTCTACCCGACACGCGGTCGGCCCGGACGAGTCCGGGCTGCCGCCGCTAGAACGTCTTCGGTGCGGACGTTGAGGCCGTCGGTGGTCTCGGTTGCCCGGAGCTTGCCTCCCCGCACCCAGCGGTAAATCGTGTCCGGGGACTTTCCCGTTGCGGCGGCCGCCTCGGCGATAGTCAGTTCGCGCTTTCGGATCGTTCGGCCCATCATGCGTTGCCGCCTCGAGTGGACCCAGCCAGGATGACCGGTCCGCCTACCTGGATCGCCGCCTGCGCCGCGAGCGTCGGCTGCCAGCCGCGGTCCTCGAGCCCGACCTTTAGCGTGTCGAGCAGATCGCAGATGCCGGACATGGCCTCGACTACTTCGAGCTGCTGTTCCGGGGTCATGCGGTCCCCCTCGCGTTGGCCCGCTCGGCCGCGATGAGCGGAGCTAGGCCGTCGGCGAGCGCGCGGGCATCGTGCTCGTCGGTCAGCACGCCGGTCGCGTCGATCGCACGCAGAATGCGCAGCCGTACGGTCGGGTCGGCGTTCGCCCCCGTCCCGTGCTCGATCGCCGTTGCGAGCGACGGCCACCCGCGGCGCACCTTGTGCTGCCAGCCGCGGTGAAGTGACGGCGCGGGGCCTGGAACTGTCCAGGCCTCCCGGATCGCCGCGAGCGCTTGGAGGGCGGCCGCGCCCGCGCGTGCGTCCTGTGCCTGCTGGTCGTCGAAGATCGTCCCTCTCGGGCCAGCATCGCCGTGCAGACGCTTCGCGGTCTCCCGCATCTCGGCGGGTGTCATCTGGTCAGACATCGTTCTTCTCCTGCCATTCGTAGATCAGGGGTGCTTCTGGGAGCACCCGCGAGATGGTCGCGACGCCGATGTGCCACCGATTCCCGCAGTTGCACTGCCACACCGCGCCGAGCCGCCTGCCCCTGAGGCGCGCGAGCCAGAGACACGGGCGGCGACACTGGTGCCCCCACCCGGTCGGGCGGACATCACCCACGGCGCACCTCCTGGGCGGCAAGGAGAGCAGCGCGGATTCCGTCGCGGTATCGTCCCGCGAGCGCCGCGTCGGTGGCTACCAGTCGTTCCCATGATGTGAGGCCGCTCGCGCCCTCGTAGAACGCCGCGCATCCCGCCTCCACCTCGGCTTCGCTCGCCGTGTAGCTGTCAGCCATGTTCCCGCTCCTCGCGTCGCTGGTGGGCCTTCTCCTGGAGCCAGTCCGCGGCCCCGGATCCCTCGTCCTGCTCCCGGGCTTCCCCTGCCAGGGCGTCGATCAGCGCCGCGTCGTGCTCGCGCAGAGCGTCAGCGGGGACACCGCAGAGAATCACCACCATGCCGTCGACTTCAGCGACGTCGACGTTCACTCGTGCGTATCGGAGCGCAGCTTCGATGGACGCGAGAGCGGCGTCGCGCTCGTGCTCGGCGTCCGTGAGCCGGGAGAAGAACCTCTGCGAGGCGGTCATCTTGTCGATCAGGGCCTCCGCCCTCTTGGCCCGCTTCTCGGCCGCGATGCGGCGATCGCCGCTGTCAATCAGCGCGCGCCGGTAGCGCAGGACCTGCTCGGAGAGCGCGCCGACCTCGCGCCCTGCCCGGACAAGGGCGGCCCGCAGGCCTGCGAGGCTCGCGCGTTTCTCCTCGGGCGGGCCTGTCTCCTCGCTGGGGTCGTAGGGCGTTCCCCCGGCCGCACTGGCGTTCACTGGACCACCAGCTCGGTGCTGTGGCTGATCTCGCCGTAGTCGGTGGGGAACAGGGCCATGAGTCCCTCGGATAACAGCCAGGCTCCGCCCGCGGTGGCCGCGAACATGAGTGCCGCGAGGATCGTGAGCGCGGCGAGGAACGTGAGGACCGCGAGGGCTGTTCGCGCGTAGTTGGTGGTCATGCGTAGCTCCTTTCGATGGGCCGGGGCGGTTTGCCCCGGCCCGGGGTGTCAGCGGGGGACGGCTACCCAGCGTCGTTTGGTGCCGGGCGTCGCGGCCTGCTCGTTCGCGTTGAACGTGTCGAGCAGGCCGAGCTCGCTCTCGCGAAGGAAGTTGATGGGGCTGATGCGCTTGCCGCGCGGCGAGACCATGTAGAACTCGAACAGCTTCTCGGTCGTGGTCTCGTTCATCTCTATCTCCTTCGTGTGTACCGGTTGGTAGTACATACGTTACTCCTGCACGAACGGAAAGCAAGCGCCGGATCCCGCCTACGGGTACAGAACCGCCGCGGCGTCCCCAGCGATCCGCTCGGCGAGCGCCGGGGCGGCCACGCCTTCGCGTTGCACCGCGAGGAGGTTCCCGGCGCGCACCTGCGCAGCGAGCTCGAGCGCCGCCTGCGCCTGCGCGACGCCGATGCTGTATTCCATATCCAGGCGAGCGCGGTCCGCGCTCACCGGCCCAACTCGCCGGATCGCGTCACGGTAGGCGTGATCGGCATCGTCCAGCGCCTCGGCGGCCTCGTGCGCGTGGTTCGTTGTGCGGTTCATCGTGTAGCTCCTTCGATTAGGCGGCCTGCTCGGCCTGGATCTGTCGGCGGTACTCGGCGAGGTCGACCTCGACGATGTAGGGGTCCCACGCGCTGCCGCACGCGGGGTTGACGCAGCGGTAGACGAGCGGGTCGAGGTACTGCAACGGCGGGCGGCGTTCGAGGGTCATGTGCCCGCAGCCGCCGCGGTGTTCGGGGCACGCGATGTACCCGAGCGGCCGCGAGTACTCCTCAAGCGGAAATGCGGCCAGCGCGCGCTGAATGGCGCGGTAGAACCGCACGGCGAGCTGTGCGATGTGCAGGTCCGTCGTATCGCCGGACTGCGCGATGCCGAGCGCCAGCTCGACACGGTCGCGGACGTGCTCGATGGTGTCTTGCGCCCCGAACCCGTACGCGGTCGTGCCGCCCGGTCGCACCGCGAGGGGCTCGGACGGATCGCACCTAAACGCGAGCTCGTGCAGCGCCGCCCACGTGTCGTCGGCGGTGAGCCATGACGTCGGCACGATCACCTGCGAGCCGGGCCGGGTCGGCGATCGCGGCCCGTCGGGTACTGAGCCGCGCTCCACGGATCGCATGTGCGTGATGAGGTCTACGGCGATGTCGATCGCGGCCGCGTAGCGCTCGTTGCACGACTCGCAGAGCATCCCGCGGGTTGCGGGCTGGGGGAGGCATCCCTCGCAGGCGACGGCGCGCTCGCCGTCGAGGGCGACTCCGCGGCAGGTCGGCAGGTGCTCGCCGTAGACGGTGCACGGCTTGGCCATGCGGAGGGTGTGGGTGACGCACGGGAACATTAGGAATCCTCTCGGTGGCAGGTGCAGGAGGTGGCGACGGCAGAGTGCCCGTGCGGGGTCCAGCAGCACGCGTGGCCGCAAGGGCTCGGGGCCTCCCGGGGCCGTGCGGGGGGCACGACCCTGGGAGCTGGACGGCGGCCCATCAGAACGGGGTGTCGTCCGAGAACGACCCTGGGGTGCTCCACGCGTCGGCCGAGGCGGGCGTCGACCAGTCGGGGGCGGCCTGCTGGCCGCCGGGCACCTGGGCGGGGGAGCCGCCGCGTGCCCCACCGGCCGCTCGGGTGACCTGGGCCGTGGCGTAGCGCAACGACGGGCCGATCTCCTGGACATCCAGTTCGATCGACGTACGCCGCTCCCCCTCGCGCGTCTCGTAGTTCCGCTGACGGAGGTTGCCCTGCGCGATGACGCGCATGCCCTTCGTCATGGATCCGGCGACGTGCTCAGCGAAGTCGCGCCACACGCTGGCGCGCAGGAACAGGGCTTCCCCGTCCTTCCACTCGCCCGACGCGCGATCAAACGTGCGCGGGGTCGAGGCGATCGTGAAGTTGGCCACGGGGACGCCGGACTGCGTGTAGCGCAGCTCGGGGTCGGCGGTCAGGTTGCCTACGACGGTCATCACGGTTTCTCCGGCCATCAGGCCACTTCCTCTCGGATTTGCTCGCCGCGGAGGTAGCGGCGAAGCTGCTCTGTCTCGTGGTCGTACTCGCGGGTCGCGAGCACGCCGGGGGTGGGTCTGAATCGCTCGCGGCGCAGACGCCTACGCCGGTTCTCGGAGCGGAGGAGCCGCTCCTGCGCTTGGTTCGCCCAGTCGCAGGCGGTGCAGTGCGACTCGGTCATGAGGCTCGTCCGCCCTGGCGCTCGGTGCAGTGCATGCAGGTTCCGTCCTCGAGGAATCGGTGGCCGCCCGCGCACGGGTCGCCGGGTGCCGAGCGCATCGCGGCGGTCCACTGCTGGTCGACGACCTCGCGGCTCGCGACCGGCAGCTCGTCCGTCCAGCGCTCGCCGTTCAGCCACACGACCAGCGCCGGGACGAACTGCGTCTCCGTCGTCTGCGTGTACGCCTGCCCGAACCGGATCACCTGGTCGGCGAGCCACGACGGGTCGTGCTTCTGCGCCAGCCGGACGAACTTCGCCTCGGACTTCTTGCGCTCTGTCTTCTTCGGCCATCCGGCATAGGCCCGCTCGAACTCCTCGCGGATGCGAGGAATAGATACTCCGTTAGGAGTACGGGACGGGACGGGACGGGTAGCGGGGGACTCCCCCTCGGGACCAGACCGGGACTCCCCGGGGGTGTCCCCTGGGGACACATCGGGGGACGCGTCGGGGGAGGTGAAGCGGCCGTCCCCCGAACGGTCCACGCGGGACGATCCGCGGGCGCGCTGCGCACGCTTCTTGTCTCGCTCGCGCTCCCGGCGCTCCTCGACCTCCGCGCGTGACGGCTGGTGATCCATCCAGTCGTGGAACTTCCATCCGTCCGCCTCGCGGGTCCACAGCCCGGCGTCTACCAGCTCGTCGGCTACCTCCTCGGTGCCCAGGAGGCGCAGGGCCCGGGCGGGCACCGTGCCGTCGAGGAGCTGCTGCGCGCAGTACGTCCCCGCGCGCACCCACAGGGCGACCGCCGAGTCCGACAGGAGCAGCACCTTCGGGTGCGACCAAAACTTGTCGTCGACCTTGAACCACGCCATTACGCGGCCCCCTCTCGGGCGTCGGGGCCGTACACGGCGAGCATCATCTCGACGGCCTCGGCGCGCGGGATGTGCACGCGCCACGGCCCGTCGTCGGTGAGCGCGTACCAGCGGCCCGAGGCCGAGTGGTAGTAGGGGACGCGCGCCGGGTCCTTCACCCAGCGGCGCACCTTCCACCCGTTGAGGAGGGCGAGCGTCTGCATGTCGGCCTCGAAGCGGGCGTTGCAGGGCCCGCACGCGGCGAGCCCGTCGGCGTACCCGGGGCGGAGGCTGGACCCGCCCTGCCCTACGGCCCGTCGGTGCTGAAAGGTGAGGCCCCATTGCGTGCCGCACGCGACGCAGCGCTCGCCGTCGCGCTCCTTGGTGCCGCGGCGCACCTTGTCGGTCGGGTCAGCCACGGCGGCCTCCGATTGCGGCGTCGACGTGCTTGCCCACGTTCATTAGCTCGAAGTGCCGCCGGTTGACGGACGCGAGGACGCCCTTCGCGTAGTCGGCGGCGAGCTTGGATTGCTCGGCTTCGCGCCGGAACTCGCGGAGGCTGTGCGACGCCCGCTCCCGGGCGCGGGTCAACGTAAACCCGCCGCCCAGGAGGTCGTCGATCATCTTCGCCCGGCGCGCGTCGTAATCCAGCTCCGCCTCTGACGCTTTTGCGAGGAGGCCGGTATCGGTGTCGCCGATGAACGCGGTGAGTTCGAGGCCGAGCATCGATAGGTGGTGCAGGGTGCGCGCGATTGTCACGGGGTCGAGCGCGCCCTGCTCGACGAGGGCCTCGGCGCGGTCGCGGAGGTCGCTCCACTCACTCATGCGCCGTACCTCCTGGCATCGAGGAGGAGGTTCGGCTGTACGAGCCCGCGGGCGGTGCCCTCTGTGTTCACGACGAGGACCGGCTGGAACTTCCCCTTTTCGGCTGCCGTCGGGAACACGAACCGGAGGGCACCGATGCCGCTGCGCAGCCAGCGCGTGTCGGCGCGCAGCGCGGGCGTCACGTCATCCTTCGACGCCGCGGCGAGCGCGCCGCGGAGAAGCCACTCGGCCTCGTGCGCGGGGAGGGCGATGCTGCCACTCATGCGTGCGCCTTCTCTCCGGCCGGTGCGTCCTCGGGGGTTTCCTCCGCTGCGGGTTCGGCGTCGGTCGGCTCGGACTCGGCCTGGCGGGCGCGGCCGAGCGACGCGATGCGGTCGAGGTGCTCGAGGGGCGCGCCGTCCTGCTTCGCGGCCTGCCAGAGCCCGGCGAGGTGAGAGGCGGGCGCGCCCGCGGCGTAGTCTTGCTCGGCCTTCGCGGCCCAGTTCCTCGGCTCCGGCGCTGCCTGTGCGGGGGCCTGCAGGCGCGGGGCCTGCTGGGGCTGGTTCTGGTACGCCTGCGTCGCCTGCGCGTCGTCGTCGTCGCCGCCGGGTGCGACGCCCGTGATCGCGGTGAGGATGTAGCGGCGTGCGTAGGTGATCGCCGACCCGAGCTGCTGGGGCGGCGTCGCCGCGGCCGGGAGCGGGTACTTCCCGGCGAGGCGATCGCCCGACTCGTGGGTGAGCGCGTACTCGAGGAGGAACCCGCGCTCGTCCTGTGTCGGCATGGCTGAGAAGGCGAGGCCGTGCTTTCCGAGGAGGGGGAGGGTGGCCTCGGTCACGTCGGAGAGGTCCGCGTAGTCGTACGAGTACGAGCCCTTCTGCGATGCGACGTTCGCGGTTTGCCCCTTGCGGACGTTCGGCACCTCGGCCTGGAACGCGGCGAGCGCGGCGGCGAGGTTCGGGTGCTTCGGCGGCTCCTCGTAGGGCGGCAGGCCCGCGGCGGCGCGGGCCGCGTTGGGGGTGGTCTTCGGGGTGCCCTTGGGTGCGAGCTTTTCGGCGGCGGCGGTCATGTTCTAGCTCCTTGCGGTGATGGTGAGCCGCGGGCGCGACTCGGTCGTTTTGGTGAAGCGCTTGGCGGCGCTCGGGTAGCGGGCCTGGAACGCCTTGGAGTCGAAGCGGGTCGACTTGACGGGTTTGCCCGAGTAGGTGACGTTCGCGGCGGTGCCCTCGAACTTGACCGGCTCGCCGTGGGCGTCGATCAGTTCGCGGATCTGGTCGTCGAGGTCGGAGACGTGCGCGGCGGCGACGTCGGCGGCCTCCTTGAACTGCGCGCGGTCGGTCAGGAGGCGGTCGAGCTCGGCGAGGCTTTCGGGGACCGGCTCGTCGGCGGCGGCGCGCCAGCGGTCGACTGACTCGATGAGTTCCCGCGTCTCGTCCGCGTGGTCGGAGGCGTAGACCTCGAAGACGCGCGGCTCCATGTAGAGCGGGATGAAGTTCTCGTGCGGCTCGAAGGCGAATATGCACTTGCGCGCGCCGGTCACGTGCATCTGCCAGAGGACCTGCCAGAAGTACTGCCGCGGCACGTCCTCCCACGCTTGCCAGTCGTGGAGCGTCGTCTTGATCTCGCCGATGGCGTGCGTGACGTACTCGAGTCCGCCCTCGGTGAAGTTCGGCGTGGGGGGCGCGATCGCGTCCGGTGTCGCCAGGTCCTCCGGCCGCTCGGCGCTTGCGGCGAGGGCTGTCGAGGGCTCGAGGCCGTACTCGTCGGCGAGCCACGCGGCGATGACGGGCTCGCGCTCGTTGCCGTGGCGGGTGAACTGGTTGCCGCGGAACTTGCCCTCGTGGCCGTCCTTCTCGCGGCGGATCGTCGCCCACGTGCCTGCGCCGCCCTGCATGAGGCGGGCCGCGTCGGTGGCGGTGACGCCGCCTCGGCGCTTGCCGAGCCAGCGTTCGCGGTCGGCTCCGTCGTCGATGATGAGGTACGTCATGAGCAGTCCTCCTCGTCGGTGAGCGCGTCGATCGCGCGCTCCTCCTCGGCGGTTGCCTCGGGGCTGTCCCAGATCACGAGGAACATCCCGGGTGCTTTCGGGTGGCCCTTGGCGTAGTGGATGATCGGCATGGGCTTGTCCATGTCCTCGGGGGTGTCGTCGGCGGCGATACCGGCGTCGACGAGCCCGTCGCAGGCGGCCTTGAGCGTCGGTACGACGTTGTCGGCGTCGCGGCGGTGCCGGGTTGTGACGAGCCATACGAGGGTGACGCGCGGCCGCCGCATCGGCGGCACGAGGTCGGACGCGAGACGCCCGACGGTGCCGCGCACGAGCGCGGTCGCCTTGGCGCGTGCGCGGAAGTGGAGGCGCTGGTTCGCCGTCACCGGCGGCGTCGCCCAGGGCAGCTCGAGGACGGTGACGCCCGAGCGGGCGAAGTAGGTGTGGCTCATGACGCCGCCTCCCAGACCCGGTCCGACTTAGCGGCGAGCGCCCAGGCGAGGCCGAGGAGAGCGGCGGCGATGAGGGCCCAGGCATCGACGGTCATGCGCACGTAGCACGACAGGACGGCGGCGAAGGCGAGCGCCCAGGCGACGACCTGCGCGAGTCCGAGGGTGGCGAGCAGGCGGGCCCGGCGGGTGCGGCTCATGCGGCGGCCCAGACGGTGCTCGCGCGGCCGCCAGCGAAGCCGGACACGGTGCCGGTGTCGACGACGCGGCCCTCGTTCTTGAGTTCGGCGCGGCGCTTCCGCACAGAGTCGGTCTGCGTCGCGGGCCAGTCGTTCCGAAACCGGAGGCGGCTGTACTGCCAGGTCAGCTCGTGGTCGGTCATCGGGCCGATGTTGCTGAGCAGCCAAAGGATCGCGCGCTTCTGCTCCTCGCGCTTGGTGCGGGAGGGGGCGGCGGTGTGGCTGGTGTCCGGGTCTGTTGCCCGGGCGAGTGCTTCGTGCATCTCTAGCTCCTTGTGTGGTTCAGGTGGCCGGGGTCAGGCGATCGGCGAGCCAGTCGTCGAGGTCGGCCGGGTAGTAGACGTTGAGGCGGCCCTGCTTGAAGGCGGCGGGGCCCTGCCCGAGGTGCCTGAGCTTGCGGAGCGTCTGGGGCTTGAGCCCGACGTACTCGGCGGCCTTCGCGGTGGGCAGGACGGGGCCGCGGCGCTCGGTCACGCCGCGACCTTTCGCGGCTGCGCGCCCTCGGTGAGGGCCCGGGAGATGGCGGCCGCGACGCATCCGATCCACGCGGGGGAGGCGTCCTCGCGGCCCGTCTCGACGCGCGACAGGTAGGACTCGGAGACCCCGGCTCGCTCGGCGACCTCTCGGGCTGTGAGGCCAGACTGCTCGCGGAGTACCCGGAGTGCCCGGCCAGGAGTGGGTAGCTGTGTCATAGGAAAAACCGTAGCGAGTCTTTCCCCTCGGAGCAAGCTCGGGCCGGAACGAGACTGCAGTATTTTGCCGTTTTGCTTGGCGTAACCGGAAACAGTCGGTAGGCTCTTCCCCATGAGTAGCGAACCGACCGGGAAAGACCTCGTTCTCACCCGCACCGCGATTGAGCGCGCGACACAGCACGAGCGCTTGCTGTACGGGGAGCTTGTGGGGGACCTCCGCGCGGCCCGCGGGATGACGCAGGCGACCCTTGCGGAGCGCTCCGCGGTGACCGCCCGCACCATCCGCAACATCGAGAAGGGCGCGGTCGCGCCGCAGGCGGAGAAGCTCATCCGCCTGTTCGTCGCGCTCGACGTAGACCTCGACGGCACGATGTACAGCGCCGAGGTGCAGGCCTACGTCGCCATGCTCGCCCCCCTCATCCGCGACATCGACCCCGAGCACCGCCTCGCCGCCGTCGCGGACCTCATCCCCGCACTCAGCCGCGCCGTCGCCGCACACCCGAGGAGCAACTGATGGCACGACCCCCGCTCGTACTCGAAACCTGGGGCCGCATCCGCCGGACCACGCTCGGCGGCAGGCCCGCCGCCGTCGCCTACTACCGCGACAGCGACGGCGTCACCCGCAAGATGGAGCGCCGCGCGAAGACCCACGCGCAGGCCGAGCAGGCCCTCGTCCGGGCGCTACGCGATCGCGTCGCCCCCACCGGCGAGACGATCACGCGCGAGTCGACGCTCGCCGAACTCGCCGAGACATGGCTCGATGAGATCGAGAAGGAGGGCCGCGCAGCCGCAACCATCGCCCGCTACCGCGGCACCGTCAACGCCCAGATCAACGAGCACGTCGGCCGCGTGCGCATCCGCGAGGCGACGCCGCCCCGCCTGCAGCGCATCACCGACCGCGTCGCCGAGTCATCCGGCCCCGCGCAGGCGCGCATGCTCGGCGTCGTCCTCAACGGCATGTGCAGCCTCGCCGTCCGCTACGGTGCGGCCCCGTCCAACGCCGCCGACGAGCTGCGCCTCCCGAAGCGTACGAAGAACGCCGTACGAGCGCCTGGGGTCGACGACGTGCGTGCACTCCGCGCGGCGATGCGAGCCTGGGACGCGAAGCCGCCGCACCGCGACGGGTCGATCCACGACCTCGCCGACTTCGCCGACGTGCTCCTCGGGACCGGGTGCCGCCCCGGCGAGGCACTCGCCCTGCGCTGGGACGACGTCGACCTCGATGGCGGGTGGATCACGATCACCGCGACCGTCGTCCGCATCGCGGGCAAGGGGCTCGAGCGCCAGGAACAGCCGAAGTCGGAGGAGTCGCGCCGCCGCCTCGCGCTGCCGCGGTTCGTCCTCGACGCGCTCACCTCGCGGCGCGTACAGGCCTACAACGAGTGGGTGTTCCCGTCGGCCGTCGGCACGCTCCGCTGGCCGGAGAACGTGCGCGCGCAGTGGAAGACGGCGCTCAAGGACACGAGCGTGTCCTGGGTGACGCCGAAGGACTGCCGCAAGGCCGTGGCGACCGTGCTCGGCGTCGAGGACGCGCAGCTGCAGCTCGGCCACGCCCCCGGCTCGACGGTCACCGACCGGCACTACGTGGAGAAGCCGCTCGAGCGTCCCAACGTCGCCGCGCGCCTCGAGGTGTTCGCCGCTGAAAACGGCGAGTAAATAGCGGGCGGCCCCGCTCGTCCTGTCGGACGGCGGGGCCGCTACCCGGGAAAATCCCTGGTCGGAGGGGCTGACGGGAATCGAACCCGCGCTGTCTGCTTGGGAAGCAGAAGTTCTACCATTGAACTACAGCCCCGGAGCTATTCTGCCGCGTAATCACGCGGTAGAACGGCGTTCGCTCAGAATACACGCTGGGGCTTTTTGCGTCGAATCCATCGTTTGCCCACCGCTTTGCGCATCGGATCGCATCGGGCGGGCGAACTTCTCGAGGACCACGGAGACGTCGGGCGCCTTGATGATCTGCACGCCGTAGCGCTGCTTGGTCGTGGTGAGCCACCGAAGGGCCGCGCCCGCCCCGGAGCACCTGAACTCCTCGACTCGAATGAGGCGCGGCGCTGCCCATTCGTCAGCGCATCGCTCCTGCTTCGACTCGACGGGCCCGAAGGGTGTCGGGCGGTTCCCGTGGATGACGTGCGCGAGCTCTCGATTCCAGGCGATGACGGCGTTGAGGACGGCTGCGGCGCGGTAGATGACCGCGTGTTTGTCGTAGCGGGTGGCGAGCCCGCGTCACTGCTTGATCTTGCAGTAGTTGCGCTCGATTGGAGTGGACCCCGAAAGTTGGACTCGGAATCAAAATCCTACGGGCTTGGCAGGGCGTGTTGGCGGTATTCATTGGGGCTGAGGTAGCCGAGGCGTTTCTGGATTCGTGCCGAGTTCCACCAGGTCAAATACTCGGAGAGCCCTGCATGAAACTCGGCGAGAGTCTGCGGTTCTCGGATGCGGAACCACTCCTCCTTGAGATGGCTGAAGAAGCTCTCCATCGCAGCGTTGTCGAGGCAGGTGCCCTTGCGAGACATCGACTGCGTGAGTCCGGCGTCTCGCAACGTGTCTTGCCAGAGGGTGTGCCGATACTGAAAGCCCTGATCGGAGTGGACCAGAGGCTTCTCGCTCGGTTCGAGGTCGTTGATCGCTGTGCGGAGGCC